ATGTGCCACTGGTTGGCAACACCAATTCAATCTCGGTGCCAGTGTGACCGACTACAGTAGCGCCGCCCTTGTAAATAAGTTTATCGGCCATTAGATTACATTAAATACCTTCTTCTATTTTAATCATTATTATGATGCACGTTTAAACCAAAGGAGATTTTCTGCATTATTATTAGTTTTGCAGCCATCCTTATGTTTGATTACTGAGCATCCTTTCTTTTTACCGTAAGGAGTAGGCGGTGCACCTAGAAAGGCAAAGGCAACTAGAGTATGTATAGGAACAGTCATTAGTTTTTTGCGACCAATACGCTGCGTTAAGTTCACAACTGGATACCCAGTCTTGGCAATTTTAGGTTTTAGGATACGTTCAATAATACCTTTAGTGCTTTTTACTTCGCCTTTATTGTTAACGTAATACTCAATACAGCACTCATATCCTGGCAATGTATGAACAGGTATCCACGTGTTGTTATCTATAAAATCCATAACCAAGTATTCTTGGGTAAGCACTTATAAGTATAGCTATAAATACTATTATTTAATTATGTGAGTAAGTCGAACTCACCAATAATCCTTTTAGCTTACGGAGTTAATCCACATGTGGATTGATAATGATTTTCCGAAGCTTCTTGGCGCAGAATTATACCGTCCTCACCCTGCCTACATCATTGAGATGGCAGTTGAGCCAGTGGTGGTACACGATTTTTCAAAACAGCCCGGTACCGCTTCTGCCCGAAATATCGTGAAAGACAAGGTTCTCGTGACCCTTCGCGAATATACGGGACCTGCTGATACTCGCGATACAGCACAACCTTCCACCTTCAAGGTGGCTCGCGAAACCCTGATCACTGCTCAGCGTCTGCTGCTTGATACAGGCAACCTGAATGTCTTCCACCAAAGCATTGGTTCCTTGACCCTGTTGGATGACTACCGCCGTTGGCGTGACCGCGTCTTCGCAAACGAACTGCTGAAGGCCGAAGCCGCTGGCGCTGCTGGTAAAGAACAAGGCGGTTACTACCTGCCTGGTGGCAAAGCCAAAGGTGGCTCAGGTGGCACCTTGGGTGTTACTTACGCCGCTGGCGCATCTGCCAAGTTCGATATCACCACCGATCTCCTTGAAGTTGTCAAGGACATGCGTAAGCGCAACGTGCCCACGTTTTCGGATGGGTACTACAGGTGCATCGTGGATCCAACCGCGATGATGCATCTCCGTCAGAACTCTGACTTCCGCGAGATCGCCCGATATCCGGGTTCAGGGATGATTAATCCCATGCAACCCAACGCAGCTCCTAATGCCAACTTCTACCAAGGCATGGGTCCTGCATACGGTCAAGCTGGCTTCGTTGCTGGTCAACCCGTAATGCCTACTGGCTTCCTCTTCGAGGGCGTCCGTTGGTTCGAGTCCACCAACCTCCCTGAAACTTCCTACAACCTTGTGATCACCGACAAGGCTTCTGGTGCTGCTGACTACGCTGCATCCCAGTTGATCTTCTTCGGTCCTCAAGCTGTCGGCGTGGGTATCGGTGGAAACAACGCTCAGATTCTGTTGAACAACAACGACGATTTCAGTCGTTTCATCATCATGATCTGGAGCCTGTTTGCCGGTTTTGAAATCCTGAACAAGGACTTCATCACGGTTGGTTACTCTTTCGTTTATTGATAGGAGGTAACTAACAATGTCCGTGATTTTTCCTGGTAATTATGTAGCTCACCTGAATGCTTACCGCACTCAAGGTGTGTTTTCTCTCCCCGGTGTGGAGTTCTATCAAATGCGTGGCCTGGCCTACGTGACCGCTAACCAAACTGGTGGTGGCACCTTGGCTCTCGTCATTCCTTCACCCGATCTGCGTCAAGATGACAAGCCCCGTTTGGACAAAGCATTCGCTGTTCCTGCTGGCGCTACTGTCTACCGCACCGCTGTCAGCACCAGCAACCTGAAAGCTTCTGGTACCGACACAGTGTCCGTCTCCGGTCTGACCACCACCACTAACACTCAAGCCTCCGTGGCTGCTGTAGGTGGCG